GCCATTTTAATCCATCAGATTCACGACAAACGGATGAAGATACAATTCATGCCCGAGTTACCAAAGTCAAATCTGATGCACAAGCCACTCCAACTATAATGAAATACGCCAAGGAATTTAGTGAGTTGTTTCGACCCCACGTGCTACTTGTCCCACAAGATGAGGAAGCCGTTTGGGAGAAACAATCTCGCCCCACCCAACGCAAAATTCTTGAAGAAGCTGGTGAAGCGCAATACGACAAGAAACCTTTCATTCGTTCATTCGGAAAGAAAGAAAATTACACTGCTGTCAACAATGGACGGAACATTTCAACACTTCCCCCATCAGATAAGCTTTCGTATTCTATGTTTATGTATTCGCTCGCTGACCACTTGAAAGGTTTTAACTGGTATGCATTTGGAAAAACTCCCGCAACAATTGCCAGTATTGTTGCAACTGTCTGTAGTCATGCAGAAGCATTCGCATGCATCACCGATTTTAGTCGCATGGATGGAAGAATCTCCGAAGCTGCAAGGTTCATTGAACAGCTTGTAGTCGTCGGATGGTTTGACAAAGTCTATGCTTCTCGTCTGATCGAGTTGATGAAAAGACAGTATAATTGTCGTGGAACCACCAAACATGGTGTCAGCTATAAAACGCTGTTCTCACGATTATCTGGATCCCCTGAAACGTCACCTTTGAATACGTTGTTAAATGCTATAATTATTTACATTTCACTCCGGTTTTCTGGTAAAACACCGTTACAAGCCAAGTCACACATGATGACCAGTTGTATTCTTGGCGGTGATGACGGCCTCGTGATTGATATTAATGAAAATCAACTAGTCGGCGCAGCGAAAGCAGTCGGCCAAGTGATGACATTAGAAAGATTACCACGAGGTTCAACCAAAATTGAGTTCCTTTCTAGATTCTACGGTCCTGAGGTATGGAATGGTGACCCCACTTCCATGTGCAATATTTCAAGAGCGCTGTCAAAATTCCATTGTTCAGTGAAATTGAATGGCATCACCCCGACCCAAAAATTAGTAGAAAAATCACGTTCTCTTTTCTGTATGGATCCTCATACGCCCATAATTGGCGAGTTTGT